AGTTGGTTGTTAGAACAGCAATACCGGCTGGTAGTACTGGGACATATCCCACTCGTTTTACAATTCTTAAAGCAATCATGTCCTGTGTAGATAAGTTTAGATCTGAAGGAGAGGTCTCCGCAGAACTCACAATACCCTGGTCAAGAAGTCTTACCTTCAAACCAGCTTTGTCACCATACACACATGTTTTGTTTAAGTCAGTATAAAACATAAATGGAACTCCACCAGCGGCAGCAGTAGAATCTGGAAGTACGTCAACCAATTTGTATGGTCGTCCCCAGATTGTTCCTGGCCTTGTTCCTACTGGAGATTGAACGATGTATTCACCAGTAGCAACGCTCCTTAACTGTTGAATCAACTGGAATATTGAACTGTGCATGTAGAATGTTCCTTTGTCTCGGATTGCTCTTGGAACTCCGTAAACAAGGTTATTCAAGTCATCAGCATCAATATCAGCAGCGGCATCAGCGGCAGTCATCAGAACTGGAACAATACCAACGGCATTGATAACCCCCATGTAGGGATCTCCAGCTCCTGTGTCTCCTGCCAAGAATACTCTATCCTCTTCTGCTGCAACGGCTTCACCAAACAACTCACCTAAGAGTTTGATAATGTCGATGGCAGAGTCTTCAAGTAATTCTTCTGTCATAGGAGTGATAGCGGCAAGCTTGCTAAGAGTCTGATCAACCAATGAGAATGTTGGTTTTGTGGAAGTCTTTGCAGCACCTTCACCTAACCAATAAACACTGACTGAACTTGCTAAGGCAGGAATCTGCCTTGTGTTTCCAGGGCCGGAGAATGGAAGATATCTCATATCGCTACGAGCTATTCCATTTTCTTCGGTGAAACGATTTACTTCAGCAAGCAAAGCTGTTGGAACTAAGTAACCACCTTGAGAATCGTCGGTAATTTGAAGATAGTCTTTCTGTAACAACTTCATTCCAGCGTGATCTCTGTGTAAAAGACATCCCAACCATTTTCGAACTACTTCCTGGTCGGTAGACTTTGCTACAGGGATTTTGGTTTTGATAGCAACCTTTCTGCCATCTTCAATACCATCAAAGAATTTTTTGACTATTGCATCAGACTTTTTATCTAACTCTTTTTCAAGAGCTTCGACAGTTTCGGCCTTGATGTAAGATTTCAAATCATCTTTAATCGCTTTCTCGTCTTCTTCTTTTACTTCTTCCTTCGCGACTTCTTCTTTTACCTCTTCCTTTTCCACTAAAGTTTCGCCATCCTTAAGTTCGTAGCCTTCCTCCACCTCAGTGATTGTACCATTTGCGTCTCTTATACTCATTTTTAACTTTTGTGATCTTAGTTTGTCCGCCCATCCCATTGGGGTTTCGAACCATTTGATTTTGGGAATATCGGTTCTTATTAGTCTCATTTAAATTTGCGGATGATATTGCCTTGATAAGTCCTTGTTGTAATTCTCCTAAATTTTCAATAGGTGGCAATTCTTTTCCTTTCTCAATTATTCTGTTGGTTGACGAGGCGTAATCTCTAAACTTAAATCCTTTACCAAAAACATTATCACTCAATTCAATCCAAGTTGCCGGGATTCCATATGCCTCTGCCACTATTATACCATGTAAGCAAGAAGAAACAATCTTTTCACAAGATAGAATTTCATCTATCGTTTTATATGTGTCCTGCGTAACATCAATTACAAATCCTTTCTTCCATTTTTCTGGTATTATCTCTTGGTCTACTCGATGTGGAATATACCCAACCTTATGAATCTTTTTAATATTTGGATGATAAACTAATGGCATTAATAATGCTGGATCTCCATAAACTTCTGGAACATCTACTCCTTTAATCAATTCTCTTGATAGTTTTCCTCTCACAGCCACTATAGTAGTCCCTGCTGGCGCTTGATACTCTTTTTCGTACATTAGCCCAGATCCCCAAATTGTGTCTCCCTCTTGAGATTTTCCTAATATACTCCCCATACATACTAATTTCTTTGTTGCGGTCATCGGCACCCATTCAAATTTTCCAATGTATTTTCCTAATACTGCTACGTTTAATTTGTCTCCAAAATTATCATAATTTGAGAAGCTAACCCTTGGTGGAGAAGTATATTTATCAACCATTGCCTCGCTATCAGTTGATTCGTTTCTGCCATGTATTGTCATAGAACAATATTTGCCTGTTATCATAATAGACTCTTTAAAATTCTCTCCGATCGTCAAATGGGAATACTCATAAGCAAAAATGTATTTATCTTTCTTTGGTTGGTAAATTGAGAAGAATGCTGAACCTCTGCTCGGTACTGAATAATGTGTTGTTATCGGAAATCGTTTTTGTGTACTCCACTCAAGCAGATCTGGTTGAAAAGTAATATGCAATGATTTATTTACATCCCTCTTTCTTACTTCATGCTGAATCCTTTCAATGTAACCGGCTGTTACTAAATCATCGCTATCAAGTCCTGTTTGAATATCATACTTTTCTAATCCAACTACATTACTCCATGGCATAAAATCACTATAATATGTCCTCTTGTTTACAGTCGTTCTATAAACTGTATTACTCTTTTTGGCTTGAAAAGTAATTATCTTATCACTTAATTCTTTAAATAATTCTGCGTGTGCCTTATTACAATATATCGCTATGTCAAAGTTCTGATTGGTTTGCGCCAGTAATCTTGGCAACACTTCGTTTTTAAAATACTCAAGCCTCCATTCGAAACGTTGATCATTCTCTTTGTAATGACATCTAACAATAACTACATGGGAGAATCTTTTGTCGTTGTATCTTTCTAATGTTGACGCACTTGTTGAAGCGTAATAATGATTTGCATAATTCTTGCCGACCGCTGGAATTGTATTGCCTCGTTTGTCTGTTTTAAAAAATGAATACATCGGTAATACTTGGTGGAGTCTGTTGTATTTCATTATCATCTTTTTGAATAATGGCGCTCCTATTGTTTCAGATACAGGAGTCAATTCACTGGCACTCCTAATGCCCATTACGTAATCTTTCATTATCGGATGAAAAGGTTTAACTCCTATTACTCCATTTGCTACTCTGCCTTTTAATTTCCCTGGCTCATAAACTGCAAAGAACATTTTGTCTGCTAATTCGTCAATCGAGTTTGTGCATTCCATATCGGCGTCTATATAAACTCCGCCGAATCTACACAATATCTCTGCTCTCACAACGTCTGCGCATCCATACCAACGTTTCATCGTATAATAGAATCTGTACACATCTTCGTTAACTAAACCAAGCTTTTTTATCTTTTTCTCATCCCATAAAATATACTCCCAATTAGGATTCTTCTTTTTCCATGTGTTCATCCACTTCAGCGGCTTTGGTTGATTACCGATCCACACCTGGTGAATAACTTTTGGTATCATTTAAGTTTCTTTGCTTCTAATAATTCGCGAACAGCTTGATTTACAGTTTTGTTGAACTTGTTCCTTTTACTAATTATTAATCCCTTGTCTCCTTTCGTATCAGCTTTTAATACTTCTTTTAATGCAGCGGCTGCTTTCTCTATAACAGATCTGTTCTTGGCAGACAAAACTCTTCCTACTTTTTCTTCTAATTCTTCTTTCACTACTTCCTTTTTCTCCACTTCCTTTTCTACTATTTCTTTTTTCTCTAATGAACTAATATCAATTCCTTTTGATTTAGCAAGAGCCAAAGCATCAGCTGGAATGTTTACTACCGATACCTCATATAAAATATTATCTTTCAAAACTGTTATATCGTTAATAATTTCGGATGTACTACTCATAAATCCAACCGAAACAGCTCTTATAAATTTGCCTACTAATAAATTATATATTGTCTTTGCAAAATCATACTCATCAATAGCAAATTTCATTGCTCCTTCGAGCATCCCATCAGAATTTGGTCCAACCTTAATCATTTGTGCGATTGGTGGATTGTATGCGTCATGTGACCACAAGACAACTGGATTTTTTTTATACTCATCAAGATTCCAAGAAGTTTGATCGATCATCTCCCCATGTCTGTCAGGCATTCCAGAAGACAATATAAAATTCATCGTTCCTTCCTCTTTATTAAAATCCTTTACGTCTATTTCTAATTGTTTTTTGATTAATGTTGTTTCTGGCATTTTTTTTATTTGTTTATAATTTCGTACGATGATGATTTTGTAAATCTACTTTTTATAAAACTTTTAAATAATGGATGGTTCGCTGTTATATTTGTTGTAGAAATAAAATCTTTATATTCTTGTAATTTCCTTAACGCATCGATGTCGTGGATCTTATAATCCTTTGACTCTTCGATCTCTATTTTATCTTTGTACTCATTGCAATAATGACTCCTAATTGTTGCTGTCTCTCTAAGTTTATATTTTCTTATTACGTCTGTCAACATTTGTTTGTTGTACACCATCGGAAAATGTGTCTCAAAGAATTTACCATCAGGAAAATGTTCGTATAAATCCTCAACGATGGCCGCCCACTTCATCCCATGAAAAGATTGCATGTCTTTTTCCCTCGCTCTCCATGTCCACTCCCTAATTGATTTATTATAATAATATGGAATCTTCTTATACTCCCTTAATATATAAAAATCATCGTTCATAAGAATAAAATCATCGGAAATTCGCTTGTCGCATAATATCTCTGCTATCTTTCGCGCAACGTTTATGTGTTTATTCTTATCTACGTCAGCCATTGGAATGTAGATCGCTTTGTCGTTTAAAAACTCCGGCTTGTACCCTACAATAAATACTTTATCAAAATGCAAGTTCCTTTCTGCGCTTCTTAATGAAAACCTTAACTCATGATTCCCTGTCGGTATTGATTTACACAAATATACTAAGTCCATTATTCTTCAACATAATTAACAACAGGCGCAACCGCGCATCTGCAATTCGGCTCGTTAGGATATTCTAATCCATTACTGAATGTTCCATGAAGTTTTATTATATCTCCATCCATTGCCAAATGTTCGTCTCTTACTCGATCATCCAAAGTAGCTATCCATTCTTTCCATTGAACTACTTCACTTTGTTCGTATGCCTCAAGATTCCCTTCATTGACAACAGCGTTTGTTTCTGTTCGCGCTATTAACTCGGCTCTGTACTTTGTAAAATCATCATAAGTATTTTTGATTCTATCTGTCAGGAAGACAATCCCTTCTCCTTCTGTTATCCCCTCTGTTAATGTAGAGGTTAATGCTGATAAAGTTGTATCGTTAACACTTTTAGAAAAGAATACTGCTCTTGCTTTTAATGCGGCAAATATAACTGGCCCAACATTTGTCTTGTCTATTGTAAATGGT